CCTAGGTCAAGGGACGGAAACGCAATCGGGTGCTTCGCAAGAGCAGCTACCAACTCCGACATTGGTCCGACGATAAACTGTGTCGCAAGGCCCGCCCCACAGATCCATCCGATAGCCGGCCTCCAACCCGCAACGAACACACTCTTATTCGCAGCCTCGACTTTGTCGACTTCGATCTGCGCTGTGATCTGATCGATGAGCTTCCCCTGCATCTCGAGCTGGATCTTCTCAATCTCAACCTGAGCTGCGAGAGCTTGCTCGGGGGGAACCTTAAAAGCACCGACGATCTTCTGGAAAGCGTCGCCTACGCCTCCCGTGACGATACTCGTAATGATCGAAGCTACGCTCACTTCTTCCCCTTTTGCATCTCCTGATAAACTGCATACCAATTCGTCGCGATGCGGTTCTGCGCCGACTCCAACGGCATCGTCCCTTCACAGACTTGCTTATGGAGCCAGTTCTCGACTTCGTCCTTCTCATGGGCTCCAGGGCGTGGCTCGTAGGGCTGCGGCCATTCGTTTTGAAGCGTGTTGGCTCCGCCGAGCTCGAGGCTTATCAAGTGATCGATCTCACAACAGATGCCGGGCTTCTTCGTCGCTCCGTAGAGTACGTAAACCTCTTGGAGACCGGGCTTACGAATCGTCTTGGTCGACTGAGTACAGACTAGGGCGCGGTTCGTAGTTCGTATCTCGCCGGGCGTGAAGCGTAGGTCGTTGAGCAATGCTCGACCACCTTCCGGTGTCTCGGCGACGCGGTAAGTGGCTCGAGGAGGATCGGGGAGCTTGTTCGGTATAACGACTCTGGCACCACTGTCAGAAGCGTGGGTTACGTCTCCGGCTGACGTATCTCCAGGACCGTAAGAAGCCCAATGATAGCCGTGGATACCGCAGCCGTAGACTCCGCTCGAGATAACCACACCGACCAACATACCGAACAGAAAATCCGCCAGACGTGTCATTTCTTTCCCTTCTTATGAGGCTTCAATCCTGTGCTTGCAACGCAGACGGCCCAAGGATTTACCTTCTTGCCGCTCTTCTTGGCCTTAACTTTGCGGACACAGTCCATCAGTTTCTTGGGCATCAATGCACCTCTACCGAGTACGGCTGGTTGACTCTCGACGCGCCTCTTTGATTCGCGAGCAGGCTCTGTAGATAATGCTCGTAAGATTGTGGTTGCTTTATTAGCTGAGGGATGTACGCAAGAGCGTCGAGTCCATCGACATAGCGGCCTTTTGGAAAGGTTGTGTACTCACCTAAGAAATCTTGGAAGCGTCTCTGTGTGAAGAACCGGCCATACTCAAAGACCGGGGCGAGGACGTTACGAATGCGCCATTCTTTCTTCCTCGTGAGTTCACCGTCAGGACCTTCGACCTCGCCCCTCAACTCTACAATAACTAAGCGCCTCCCACGTAGTCGACATAAAAAGCTGAGATGATCACCGATGTACTTTTGAGCGGCGATCGTCTCAAGCCCGACCTTGGTGAGTTTCCACTCATCCGCAAGGTCGAGAATCTTGGCATAAAACTCATCGTATGACGAAGCTTTGGTCCACCAATCAAGGAGATAGAAATGTCCCGCGGCAGATTCCCCGACAACGACAATAGCGTGTCTGCAACGACCGAGACCTTGGTTCCCGCTGTGATTTGGATCAATTGCCATGCCGATTCGAAGATGTGACACCGGGATGTCTTTGCGTACGATACCATCCTTTACCTCGTGTTTGATCAGTCTCTTGAAACCATTCTTCTCATTACCCTCTTCGATGTGATAGTAATTAAGCCACTCCTCATGAAAGTCCGCATTCTCTGGAGCAGCAGGGTTATTGAGAAACTGACAGCTGAAGTGGTAGGTACCAAGACGACGGCGCCAGGTCTCCAGCTTCTCGAAGGAAAACTCCTCGGGGAATATAGGTACGTCAGCAGAATGTTCAGGGCAGCAGCCGCCAAGAGCACTATGAGTAACAACCTTGAACCAAGGCTCAAACTCGCGAATGTGAGAGTTAAGGTCGCGAAAAGACCAACGATTGCCGACAATAAACTCATCATTCTCATGAGTATCCTCATCAGGCATCTCGAACGCACCTACGACTATTCTGTGGTAGTCGATCGTTTTTTCCATGATTGAAACAGACTCGATAGCCTTTCGACCGACGAGGTCGTCTTGGATAATGAGTCCGTTGTAGTGTCGAGACTGTAGGGCGCCACCGACGCCGAGAAAATCAAAGGTTCCCTCTCCGTGGGGTTCGGCCCCTGAACTTCGTTTATGTCGAAGTGAAAAGTTTGACCAAGGACAAGAGGAGTCAGGAAGAACTTCAGGAAATAGGACACGGAAGTGAGGATTGCTTTCGTAATGGCCTGAGATACGATTTCCAAGCTTCGACGCATTGGTTATGTTCTCGCATACGAGTAAGTTACGACTGTCACGACGATGCATCCGCTTCATGAACGCTACGAACTCGTCGTCATAGCCGAGGTTTCTAAATGCAACTTCGTCAGAGTCCGAGAAGGGAAGCGAACGCCACATCGGGAATCCCTCGCTACATATTGTGGACTTAAAATGATCGCGAGGGAGTTCGTAGACATCCTTGAGGTGATCGCGCTCGAGAGAGCGACACCACGGCTTGTGAAGTGTGTCGGTGAGACGGCGGCGCTTAAGAACGATTTTGATAAAGTAGTAGAGAGAGCCCAAGGAGTTAACGCGCATCTTGGCGAGCTTGAGCGCTGGCGCGTCGTTGTGCGCTACGAGAACTGGACTGAAGCTCTGCACTTAGTACTCTGGACTCTGCTTAGCTGTCAACAGCGGATTCCTTTGTGTCTGCACTTGCGCTGGGTTCTGTATCCCAGCCATTGCTCCCTGACGCACTCCCGACATTATTTTCGAGCCGATGCCAGGATTCTTCCCTTCCTTCTTGACTAGCTTGGTCTTATTCGCCGTGGCTGTATCCGCCGACGTTTCATCTTCGTCACGCCCCACTTCGCGTCCGTAGCCCCGGCACGGGGAGTACGGCGGTGGCTGTGCGAGACGACCCGCCGGCGGATGAGCTGGTACTACGTTGAAGCCTGACTTGTTATTCGTGTTCGCATGGCGTGTCGCGAAGCCAGGGATCTCGTGCGAGGCAAATTCGTCAGTGACAGGGTACTCACGAGGCATATGATGATCGAGCTGGACCTCGGCTGTACGCTTCGGACGATTGGCCTTACCGACGTGCATCTTGGGCTGAGCTCTGGGAGATGGAAAGCTAGGCATTAGCAGGGACCTCGACTTCCGACAGCGCCTCGTTCGAAATCAACGGTCCACGAGTATGGCGCCATCTGTGGATTCCACTCATGGAGTACACCTTTACCGATACCTTCGTTCTGAGCTATCATCAGAACCTTAAGCCCTGTATGATAAACATTAGTTGAACAAATAAGCTGTCGTGGCTCGCCGAGATTATTCTCGAGTCCGATGTTCAGAGCATACTCAAAAGCTGTACAGCTAAGGTCGCAATCGATAGGAAGCCGGAGAGTTCGCCGCAACGCAAAGATCTCCGGCTTCGCTACGAGAAGCGCCGGGAGTACAGCCAACGACTTAATTAGGTTTCTTCGATGCATCGTACGTCGCTGCGATCTTATTTCCCTCTTCGGCAGCCGCTTCAATGACAGCGCTTGGTACTCCAGGCGCTATAGACTCGTCTGCCTTAGCCGTAGGCAGAGTATGGTCAGGGTCGCGATCCAGAATCTCTCGCGCAGCCATAAACGCAGTTCGCATATCACGCCGTTGTGTCACAGCATCCACCAGGAACCTGAGCGCAGCAGGAACCGCCTGCCGCAGCTCTTGATGTATCGCTTCAACCTTGCCCGCAAGAGCACGATCCATTGCTGACAGATGGCCGTTCAGCAAAGCCGCTTCGTAGTCTCGATACTCTTGCGTGGCAAGTATCTGGGCCAGACCACTCGAGGACATCCCCAGAAGCTGTTGAATCTTCGTATCGCTAATCCCTGCAATGCGCCAACGAGCAATTTGGGGAATCTTGATGTGGGTCTTGGCGTACTGCTGATTGACCGCTTTTTGTGACGTTACTTTCATGTCTGTTCTGTGGGAGGCGGCGCGGGCGTGGGCGGGGTTTTGGGTGTCGTACTCTTTGGCGCGTTCGGCGTAGTAGTCTTTGGTGCGACTGC